AACACCGGCAATACTGGCACCCTCCACTGAGACATCAAAAACAACCTGAGCATTATTTTCTGCATCCAGACTGACAACCTGTCGGGCGGAAAATGTCACCAGTTTTTCAATAGTGGTAACTTCTGATTCTGCGCCAAATTCAGGATAGGACGCAATACACTTAATACTTTTCGTTACTGTAAATGACATATTAATAGTCCTCGATTAACTAATGGCAGTCACTGCAAATTTATACCAGCCGTAACCAGCAATATAGATAGATAGCATCAGGGTATTCGGATTAAAGAACTGAGCGCCGGGATACCCCGGCGATGTTCTCGATGTAGGCTCCGAAGTTATATCTGTATGACGGTTTGCCATTCCACCTACATCCAGAATAATGCACTGGGTAGTGTTTAGCGCAAACACCTTGATAGCATTTGGCAGCGTCATTACCAGCGACTTCTGGTCAGGGCAAATCATATTCGCGCCATGCGTGAACGATACGTTTGCTGCCGCCAACAGTATATTCACCTCCTTTCCAACCATTTGCGAGGGGAATGTTATCTGAGAAATTCCCGAACTATTTGGCACTATGCTCACAGGGATGGAGTATGTAAACCCCTGAGATGGGCGCGTTCCCAGGGACAACACCCCGGCAGAGAAAGCCCCTTTTGTACTGTAGTCCAGCCCTCCGGCTGCGCCGAGATTACCAATAGTCATTTCAGGAGACAGTCTGACATATGCCAGCCACGCTGAATCGACCCACGTCCCGGAAGAATTGAGCCTGTCGTTTGATACCTGAATCTCAGTAATATTTGCCGTACCCGAGAAAGCGAACACGGGCGCTGTCATAGCGTCCAGCTGATAGATGTTTCCATTGCTGGTGAAGAACGCATTAGACAACGTGCTGGCAAACTGATAAATGATAGGAATCATATCAGCGCCAGTTGCTCCATTTAATGGCACCGAGCTATACGATACGCGACCATGGTGGAATTGCTGGACCCCACCCACTTCAATAACGCCATTATATGTACCAGTGATACTCGGGTTACTTTTCACCTGAACATCACCACTGAAAAATAATCTTGATATATCTTTTGCGTATAGCGCACGATATGCACTGATGTGTACACTCTCAATACGAAACAGTGGCGGGAGGTACGCTGATGAAGTTAATCCGATATTATCAATAATTATTGCGGTTGTATCACATACAAGTTCACCGCCATTGACAATGAAACCCTCACAACCAAGTGCGCCCTGATTTCCAATCTTTATACAACAATCGTCTGTATATATCTTACACCCATCGATGCAGTTACCCATTGCATGATACAAAGTACCATTAAGCAAAACGCTTTCGAGATAAATACCGTATGTAGACTGAAAGACGCAGTCAGTAAAAGTCGTCAAATTTAATCCAGTACCGTATATAGAGTGCTGAAATTTAGATTTGCTATCTGCCGTTCCAACTTTCAGGTTGGAAACGGTTAAAGACTTATCCAAAGTGGCATCGGTGAATTTGCATGCCACTGTCCCGGTATTAGCCAAGCTTCCCCAACGGCTCAGGATACGGGCATTGTTACCCTCTATAGCAAGATGCTTTCCATTTACATCAAAGTTAAACGCCGTTAGTGGGGAATCAACATAAATGATCACGCCGGGGTCAAATACCAGTGCCATACTCATTGATAGAGTGACAGCCACTGTTGAATCTAAAACATATACACCAGCAGGCACTCGGACTTCACCAATCCCCATGGTCATCGCCGTGCTGAAAGCAGCCATCATCGCAGCGCCAAAATGAGAATACGGATCAGCGTGGCGCATTTGAGGGGAGACAAAAACAGCCAGATGCTGGCCATTACCACCCTGTTCGAGGGCATTAAGTGATATTCCTAAACCCTCTTCGCTTGAACCCAGGTTTTGGCGAAGCGTATCACCATCCATCAGAACGAAGTGAGTAACGTCGTTCGCAAAGCTGGTTGCATCGGTTCCGGTGGTCGTAAAGCCGACGTCAGTAGCAGCATTCAGGCGGTAATACTGGTTGTTATAGCGGATGTACTGGTTACGTGCACTAAACTGAAATGGACCATCCTCATAGTCGCCAAGAAAAACGTAGCCGGAGGACAAAAGGAATTGCTCAAACCGATTAGCTCTGTCCAGCTGCGCGGCATCGAATTGATTATTTCTTCCGGTGTTCGTCAGGCGCTTTACACCAAGACGGTCAGTATAGAATTCACCGGTGCCAGTAACTTCTTCGTCAAGCTTCGCGCCTGCAAATACCGTATTACGGATATCGGTACTCGGTACCGGAACCTGCGTCGGCGTTGGGAGTGGAACTTCTGCCATTGTGCATGTCGCCCTTGATAGGCGCACTAAACCCTCAGAAACGAATCTGATGATGTGCGCGAAAGTTGATTATGGGTAAATTGAGTCTGAATATTCGATCAGTGATAACGTCTGTGTGTCATCACCGTTGGGTTTTGCGCTATCGACGCGCCAGATTGTGGAGTTCAGTTCCGAGTCGGTAGCAATGAAATAACGGCTGGGGTTTTGCACATTTTCGCGGTCATAAATGTTCAGATCGAAGGTATCGGCCGCAGCCTGAAATGCTTTGGGCTTGCCGTTTACCGGATAGGCCCGCCAGCGCCCGCGGTAATTGCCGAGGCTGTCGGTCATCACCACCCACATATCCCCGAGTGAGAAGTCGATACGCTCTGACGTCGAGAACACATCCCCGGAGCGCCCGGTGATGTATCCGGTCTGCTGCGCGTTGTCGTACATGTCCGGACACTGAACCACCGTTCCTCGCACCACCTGCGTCGACTCCAGCACTTTCACTGTCATGGTCAGGCGTGAGTAAAGGATTTTCCTCGCCTCAAGCCAGGCCCTGTCGGTTGCCTGAGTGGCGTTCCGGCAGCCGTCCAGGCTGATCTGCATCGCGTTAACAGTGGCATCCTCAACCTCAGTGATGCCGCTGCTGTCGATCTGCAGGTAGATGTAAGCCTTCTTGTTCGTCAGCGGGTCGACGTAATCCAGCGCCACGCCGTCGTAACCACCTGGGAGAGACATTTGCCAGGCGACTTTGTACTCGTCCCAGAACATATTGGATCGAGCAAAAACCGCATCGGGATTTGTCACTTTCTCATCACGCCAGAACGTCAGCACATCGCCGATGTTATTGCCGTCAACGCGGGCCACATTGGCGATCGTCGCTATGCGCTCACCAAGAGGCTGTTTCTCATCCGAGAAGGTATAATCGAAATACCCAAGCGCTTCATCCGACAGCGAATCGGCAATGGCATACAGAGCGGCAACGTCAATGCTCGCCACATCCTGCTTACCCACAACCACCCATTCGTGAAGGATAGCGTCGGCAAACGAGCGACTCGGCCGCAGCGTATAATCGACCGCGCCGGTTGTCCGGTCGTAGCTGATGGTATGCCGCTGCGCCAGCATGTTGTATTTCTGCTCACGGTTGCTGTTGCTGTCATTCGAGCCCTTGATCGTGATGCGGGCAATTGTGTCCTCCGGATACACGACGTTTTCGCGCACGTTCACCGCGTGGATCGCCATCAGTGTCACTACGTTGGCGTCATTGCTGTTGTCGAGGCGCTCGATAGTGACCGCATAACGCCCCGCCCCGGCCGTCGGGGTGAATTTATGCGTCGTTCTGAAATAACGTGTGGTCACCTGGAAATCGTTATCGAAGAAATAATCGTGCTGCTCGGATGTACCCGGCACCTGATTGTTGTCGTCGTCGACCTGCCAGAACTTGATCCGGTATTGCGTTGTGCCGGCCGTCGCGCCGAGCTGAACCAGCACATGCACCCAGACCTGAGTGGAGACTATCGGCGACACTGACGGTCCGATAACCAGAGGGGTCTGGTCATTCAGCGTGAACAGTGTCGGGTTGATAACCGCATTGCCCGGCAGAGACGTAATTTCTCCCGACAGTTCGCCGATATAGAACGTCGTGTACGAAAGCGTATCGTCGCCGATAAAGCTCTCAGAGGAGATGATATTCCCGGCGCCGGTGACATTCCGTGTGACGCTTGAGCCACCGTCGTTCCAGGTGGCGTTGATGACGAATGACACTGGATGCGGCACCGCCAGCGCAGCGAAGTAGGCAAAGTTGTCATCGTTCGACAGCACAATGGCTTTGAGCTGATTACTCTCGATCGCCACCGATGTCGGCGCCGTCGTGGTCGCGGTCTGAGCCGGGAAGTCCTGGGATTCGTTTAACCCGGGGACTGTCTCGTTATCGACGTCATCGAACTGGTATCCCACCTCAATCGTGCCGATCACGTCACCCGGGTTATAAATCGCAGAACTGGCTCCCGCCAGGCTTCCGAGATTCGATTCCGAGTAGCGGATCGAGGAAATGGTGTACCGGCCGTAACCGACTTCAAACCACTCCGTGAGTTGCTTGTTATTGTCGACGAACTCGAACAGCGCCTCCTGAATCAGGTCAGGGAAGACGCGGCACTGGCCGTAAATGTTCGGGCGCCCCTTGTAGAGTCGCGCGCGGTTCGTCTGGCCGGTTAAGTCGTTGTTGGGGGATTCGCCTGTCGCCACCGATACCGACGCGCTGGGCTTATTTGACAGGCCGAACACCTTCAGCGCTCCGGAAAGGATTTTCGTGACCGGGCGCAGTATCGTGGTGATGAGCTTCCCTACTCCGCCCTCTGGCTGGTCGAACACAGCAACCACATCACCGGATCGCAGTGGCCGGCTGATATCGTAATCGTCAGGCAGCGCTCGGCCATTCAGTTTCACGATAACATCGCGGTGCAGCTGCAGGGAATCCAGCAGACTCACCAGTGTGGTGCCGGCATCTACCGTCCCCCGCTGCAGCGGCGCTCCGGGCAGCCTCTGTAACTCATATCGCACCATGCACCATGTACTCCACTTTGCTGTAAACCTTCAGTAATGCCAGCGGACTGTCGCAGCGCACGAAACCGAATTCGCCGCGGGCATGCAGGCACTTAACCGGGCTGATCATCACACCGATATGCGCCGGCACTTCGCCGCGGTAAAAAACGGCGATGCAGCCGGTTGCCGCCACCGGCACACGCCGCCAGTGGGCGTGTTCCTGTTCGTAGCAGGTGATGAAATCCGCGCCCGATTCGTAGCCGGCGATGTGATGCAGCTCCAGGCCGAGAACATGCCGGTAATACAAAACGACGAGTCCCCAACAGTCCATCTGCTCAAAACTGCAGGCGCGGTTAGCCCAGGGCTTGCCGTTAACAAGCCCGATAAAGTCGCTCTGTGTCATACGGTGAGTAGTCCGGGATAGTCTTTCGTGGTGTAAATGATGGAGTTGGCCAGCGTCAGCGGATTGGTCTTGCCAGCGGTCACGGTGACGTTGCTGGCATCGGCTGAAATGTCGTTCACGTAAAGCGTCCAGTCTTTCAGGGATGATGCATCACCGATCGCATTCCACTGCTGATACAGGCACTTTATCGGCGTCATGCGCGCCGCCCCTCGCCAGCTTTTCAGTGTCTGCCGGACATGCTCCGTCGCGGCGACAAAGGTTATCGTCATGGATATCACTGCCGTTCCGTCCTGCGCTGGCTCGGTCACACTGAACCGCGCAGGCTCGAATGAGTTCCCGCCAAACGTCGCCGGACGAAAAAGGTTATTTACCACCCGGTAATAACCAAACGCAGGATGATAAAACTCCACCGTCTGTTTGATGTCGCTCGCCGGACGCCTCTCTTTCCATTCTCGTAATGTTGGCATTAGTCAGCCCTCGGCATCACTTCGGTGATCAGGTAATCCAGCCAGTATCCATAGCCAGGCTGGGCCTCAACAATCCAGTCGTCATAGTCCTCGGTAATGTCCTCGATACCGTTGCTGATGACCGTTGCGGTCCAGGTGACAATGTTGCCGTTTTTGCTGGTCTGCACCGGCATATCGACGAAATGCAGCGTCTGCTGCTGAACGCCCTGCGTATCACCCAGGTCGATCGGCATCTGGAACCAGTTACGCCCGCGGTCGCAGTAGGTTGGCGAGCGAAGCCATGACTTAAACCGCTCGGCCTGGGCCAGTGTGAATATCCACTGCAGCGTCCATGTCGCCTTAAGGTCTGTGGTGATCGGCGTGATTATCAATGGACCGACTGCCGTCTGCGTCGTCTGCCAGGCTGTATCCTGCGTCATGTTCTGATCGGCGCGCTGGGGCAGCGGCAGGAACGGAGGGTATTGAACTGTTGCCACGTTTCCTCCGGGCATTAAAAAACCCGCCGGAGCGGGTTTGGTTTAGTAAGCACCTTGCGCTTTGCGGCTTAGTCCAAATGTCTGCTGCATCTGAGAGGATACCGGGCCGCCTCTTTCCATGTCGGTGATCAGCAAGTCCACCACTGCGCTACCGTCCTGCATGTAGCCATCGGCACTCTGTACAGTGGCACCGGTAGACTGGTTGATGACGTTCACCTGCACGCTGATCCCTCCTCCTGACTGCATATCCTTATTGCTGATGACCTTCCCGTTATCGCCAGGGATCATGTACTGCTTGCCGGTGCTGGCCTGGTAAATCTCTGGCTTCCCTTTCTCGCCGACCTGATACAGGCCGCCGGCTGATACCGGGCCGCCGTTGTAGCGGGCGCCGGCAAGCGCAAGCCCGCTGGCAAGCCCAACTGTCGAACTGATACCAGCAGCAGCCGGACCAGCGTTAGCACCGAATGAGGCGAGCGATGCCATCGCGGCCGCCGGAGCCCAGGCGGAAGCGGTAGTTGCCGCCAGCCCGACCGATGTCGCCACCGATGCGGCACCGAGCGTCTGACCGAGAATGTAGTTTTTCAGCGCTTCGACGCCAACCTGGACAATGCTGTTGATCACGCTGTTCAGGATGGTGTTGCCGAGCGACCGCATCGCCTCCTGCGCTGACATTGTGCCGGTTAGCAGGCCGGTGATTGCATTGGAGGCATTCCCGCTAAAGGCATCCACCGCACTCGTCAGCATGTTATAACCGAGGCTCTGCTGGCTGAGGATTTCCCATTGAGCTGCGATCCGCTGCTGCTCATACTGCCGGTCAGCGGCATTTTTCAGCGCCAATGCATTCTCATGAGCGAGAACCCCTTGCTGCTCAAACTGCTGAATCAGCGCCAGCTCCTGCGCGTGCTGGTTGGCCAACTGCTGCACCGGGTCAACTTCTGCAAGTGCCTGCTGGGTGGGGTTAACCACCTGCTGCGAGCGTATTTTGGCAAGGTTGGCCTGATGCTGCTGCTCCATCTGCTCAGTGGCTGCGTTGTACTCCTGCAGCTCAATCTTCCCGGCGTTCAGCGCCGCTTTCAGGTTCTGCATGGATTCAGCGTAGGATTTATTCTCAGCCTGTTCAGGAATGGCATTAAGCGCCTCTGTTACCCCCTTCGCCGCTGCGGCTGCATCCCATGCGGCTGCTGCGTATTTGCCTGCTTCCTGGATTTGAGCCTGAGTAGCCGATTTACCGAGAGACTGCTGTGCACGCAATATCGCCTGCTCACGGCTCAATTCCTGAGTTGAGTCCGCTGCAAGCTCAGACTGCTGGCGAAGGTTTTCGAGTTTTTGAGCTATAGACTCAGCGGTGGAAGCAGACTGCTTCCCGGCTTTGTCGCTTTCCTTCCTGGCCTCCGTAACCCGGTAGGTTTCGGCGTATTCGTCCTGCAGCGCTTTTATTCGCTTAGGATCGGTCACACCGGCATCAGCAGCATCATATTGGGCCTGAAGCCTGGCTCGCGCCTCGCCTTCAAGTTTGGCCAACGCAAGACGGCGTTCAGAGTTTTGAACCAGCTTCTTGGTTGCGGCGTCATCGCCTTTGGTCGGCGGCGCATTAAACTGGTTGCTTCCGGCGTCCTTCTGAGCCTTTGCTCGAATGTGGGCTATTTCCCCCTCGATCTGCTTCAGCTGCACTGCTGCCTGCGCCCTTCTGGCCTGAAAAACCGAGTCAGTTTCATACCATCTCTGGCCGTCTTTCAGCTCATTGTTCAGATCCTGCTGGAGCTTGATCAGCTTCGGCATTCTTGAAGAATCGCCGACATTGTTGTTGTAGTAATTGAGGTTATCCGCGACGCTCTGCATTAATCCTGCAAGGGTCGTGGTCAGGCCTATTGCCTGGTTCAGGTCGTTAATAGCATTTTTGAAGGCCACATCGAGGCTGTTCTTTGCGCGATCAATGCTGACCGGCATTTTTTCAAATTCAGCGTTAACTGACCTGGATTGGCTTTGAATAGCATTGAGTGCATCTTGTGCAGTAAGTTTTCCCTCTAGCATTCTTTTACGCAGATCGCCGATTGAAATCCCTAAGCCAGCTGCTATTTGCCTTGCCAGTTCTGGCATCTGCTCAATTACTGAGTTGAATTCTTCCGCTTGTATAACGCCTTTCGCCATCGATTGGCCAAACTGGCGCAAAGCGTTACTCATCTCTTCAGCAGATGACCCTCCTATCGTCCCAATCTTTTGAAGAGTGGCTGTCAAAGATAGAACTTGAGCATTGGTTGCCCCTGTTTCCTTGAGAGAGGTTGTTAAAGATTCCCATAATTTTTCCGTCTCATAAAGCCCGCTTCCTGTTTGTGATGCAATAGCAGATAAAGAGGCTAAAGTATCTTTAGCTACATCAATACTGGGGCTTAACCTAGCTATCCTCGCCTGTAGCGTAACCATCTCGTCGCCGATGGCGATAAGCTTCTTCGCTGCATCAATGGTGAAAGCTGCTGCAATGGCAACGCCAACTTTATTTAAAGCACCTTCAAACCGCCCGGCAGATCGTGACGATTGCTCAAACTTAGAATCCATCTGATCAAGGCGCTTATTAACCTGCTGCTGGGCTTCGATAAGTCTGGCGACATTCATCTCTACTTCGTAAACGATATTGCCAACCTGTTCAGCGCTTGCCATGTTTCCTCCGGGCATAAAAAAACCCGCCGAAGCGGGTTTGCTTTATTTTTAGAAAATTATATCTTGCCTTGAAGTTTGTATTGTAAATATTTTAACTTTGATGAGAATCCAGAATTAATTTTATTACCTACTGATTCGATAGTAACATCAACGGAAGGCAATGCATTACCATCAATTATCACAGACTCAAGAGAGGCCCAATCCTCACTGAAAATATTGTATTCACATTTACCCAAACCTTTTAGTTGTACCCCAAAAGCATTGCTTGCCTGAAAATCCACAAATATATCGGCGTTTTTAAGCGTAAAAAGCCCGTTTCTCACCCCATCGCGCAAAGACTCAACCTGAAGGCTTTCAATCTTTTTGTTAAGTTCTTCTCCTGACAGCTGCTTAGAGCTGATAAGGGCCTTTTCCATCGAGTAGGAGGACGGTGATTTCATTCTCGATTTGATTATTGAGCTACATGCTTCTGTCATTGCTGCGTTTTGAGCATCCTGAGTCGGTACCAATGCGATTGCGGCAACAATGCCACCCATTACAACTAACAAACCGAAAACAATAAGCTTCTTCATATCCCTATCCCCATCAGTAAAAGTAAGAAAATCGTAGCAAACCAAACATCTTTAGTCTGCCCATCCTTCCGCCTTTTTCTTTTTAAGGAGAGCATCCAGGCCGGCTATGTCCTTCTGCTTCTTGAGGATCGTCGCGTATTGCCTGTAACCATGATGTCCAGGGGCAAAGAATTGCCCATTATCGTACATGCCAGGATTTTTCTTCATGGCAGACATAGCTAATGGGGCAAGGGCTATTTGCTGTTGGCAGTAATGAATTGCCTTCTCGAGATTCTTGCCAGTATCGCGCAGTTTATAGTGCTTCTTAATTTTCTCTTGAAGGTCAAAGTGGATCTTTAAAATCACATCATCAGGCAGCCCACGAAGACCTTCGAGCCACTCTTCTTCTGTCATATCCCTATCCCCACTGGTTGGTTTTGGACAGATTAGCAGGGATATATCAGGTTTCAATGCAACCACAAGTAAAAAACCTCACCGAAGTGAGGTTGTCTCTGTACTTAATCGGCCCAGCCAGATTTAGTATTGATTGCCGACTCTGCCATTGTGTACTTGGCTACTACATCGTCTTTAAACAGGATGGTAAGTTCTTTCTTGGTGCCGTTAGTTCCATTATGGAAGAGGCCATAGAAAGGTATGAACGTACTCCCGTTAACTTTTACTTTGGCGAAGGCGTACTTCCAGATCTCATTGCCACCGTCAGTATACGACACTGAATCAGGGGAGCCGAATGTCGTTTTAACCTCGGCCTTGGTGGTTTTCCCTTCCTGCAGTTTAGACTTTACGCTGATTTCGGTTTCCTTGCTGAGTTGCTGGTTTCCTGAGGAAGCGCAGCCTGCCAGAGTTAAAGCAATCGCAGTAGCGACTAAAATTTTCTTCATTTTTGTAATCATCCCTTTGGTATTGTTCGGACTAATCCTAACAGGGATGTGGCCGACAAAAAACCCGCCATATTGTGCTATAGGAATGAGGTGATTTGCTCTCTTTTCTGCTTTTGGCTTTTAGCACCGTGCCATTCATGGAGCACTGTTCCATCGGTTGATTTAACGACGGCGACGTCCAACTCATGAAGGAATATTATTCCCTCGCAATCCTTATTCCCTGTCGTGCGCCATAAAACCACAGGATGGGCGTTGTCATCATCACCTTTGCAGGGGGACCTTACTCCGAGGGAAACGTCGTATACTTCAATTATGGACTGAGTCATGCCGCCATGCATCGTCCGGCCTGAATTCAAGGTGATATGAAGGTAAATGTTCATCTCCAGATGAAAGCCCACCGTGGCGGGTTATCTTGAATGGTAAGTTTAGGATGTTCACGCCTCAAATCCTGGGAGGTACATCTGAACCTCATCGACCACACGGGCGCGGGCAGCCATAAGCAGACGCTTTCTTCCTCCGGCACCCCACTTGCCCATTCGACTTGCGCATTGACTAACTTCCTTCGTTTCAGCGTTTATCACATGGTCGATTTTATTTAGGCGGGCCATGGCATCAAATCCCTGACGGACAAGAGACTGGAATGTCTGATAAACGCGGATTTCAAACTCAGCACTGAGCCACGCAGCATAACGAATAGCGACGATCTCCATAGCCCAGACGCCTTGATTCAAACCACCGTTAATAACCTTAACTGGTTGATTTTCCTCCAGAGTGCATTTTTGCATTCTGGCTAAAGTCTGAACAAAATCTTTAACCTTTTTGGAGCGAAGAAACTGGCTTGGTCCCTGATTCTCTTTGGCTTGCCCGCTACATACTGCCGAAGCGTGCAGGTCATTAAGGCTGTATCGCCCCTGGTCATCGACACGAACGGAGACGCCGTTCACTGATACCGTTGGATATTTCATATCGGCTTACCTTTTAGTGATGAACCTTGTCGCACAGGAAACCGGCCCACAGAAGGCACCGACAGCCAGCCGGCATCCTCAAGGGTCATCCTGAAAGGTTCTGTGTTAAATGCGCGTGCGAGGCGCGTCAGAAGTGAGTCGGCATTAGCCGTTCACGAACAAACGGATATAAAAAAGCCCCGCGGATGCGAGGCTGATATTCGGTTAGTGCTGAGGTTAATTCTTCGTGGGGGTTGTCCTGGAGCGCTCCTGCTCCATCATCGCCTGCCAGCGGCGATCGTCTTCGTCCATGACCGTGTCGTACTCTTCGCGCGTGAAGCCCTTTTGGTTTGGATATTTAGCATTCAGAAGTAAGCTGAATTCTGTCATCGTGAGGTTCTCGGCCTCTTCACGGCTTATGCCGAAATGGTTGCGGGCCGCCATGATGTAGTCGGCTGCGCGGAATTCTGCGGTTGTCTCATTCGTTTCGTAACGCTGCAGCTTACGCACCTTCGCTTTGCCGATAATGCCGTGCATCATCAGGTTTTGCGCGACGATGACCATGCTTTCTGGCGGCATGCTGCCCGGGCGCCACACGAATCCACGCTTACGTGATTTCCCCGGTTTCATCCAGCCAACCAGATCGCCGATATCGTCGTCACAGCAGGCTGTCAGTACCGTGTGAGCCGCCATGATCGCTTTGCGTGACAGGAGCCCGCTTTGCATAAACCGCAGGACGCAAGCAGGAATTCGGCTGTACTCATCGCGGATATAGGCCTCAGCTGCGCGCTGCGCGAATGGCGTAGCCTCGTCATTGCACAGGTCATAGAATGCCTGAACAATCTCCTCTGGCTCACCGATTCGCGCCATGTTGCGAAACGATGGCCGGAAAAAGAATTCCCGATCACCGGTACCGATAACGCATTCGCCTAACTCTTTAATCGGGGTCATAGTCGCTCCATAAACAGTATCAAGGGCGCAGAACGCCCTTTGTACTATTCACGAAATAGCCTGGTGGTTAACTGATAGTGACCGTGCAGGATGCCGACGTGATCTTGACTGGTGTCGCGGAAGAATCGGTGACTTCACAGGTATAAACCCCGGCATCACCAGAAACAGCGCTGGCCTTGTTGAAGGTCGCCGTTGTTTGCCCGCTGACAACCGTGCCGTCTTTCTTCCAGACGTAGGTGTAAGGCGAAGTGCCACCCTCAACCACGACCGACATATTCAGAGCTGATCCGGACGCCACGCTCTTGGTCGTCGGCAGGTTGGTGGTAAACGCCAGCGCCGGCGGAGCGACCTCAAATACCACGGTGTCTGCATCAGCAACTTTCCACTCTCCGGAGAAGGTGGAAATATCCGAGGTGCCGAAATCACCAGACCAGGATGTGGTGTTGAAGTAGCCCATGATATAAGTGCCAGCGTCTTCACCAGTGAAGTCGAAGCGGACCCAGACTGTCGGCTGACGGCCGGCCTGCACTTCATCGAAAATATATTTCGAGATGGCAATAGCGCCGACTTCCGTCGTCTTGTCTTTCTTGCGGAACTCACCTTCGCCGGAGATGGTGAAGTCCATGTTGTTGACCAGGTTCTCAACCAGCCCCTTCGTATCGTCAGCCTCAGAGGTGACGGTATTCATGGAGTAGTCGAAGCCCTTGGTGGTCATGGCGCCGAGTCGCTTCCATTCGGAAAGCGCAGGAACCGTATCAGCACAGCCAAAAGCCATGCGGAGCACGGCCACCTTACCAATCAGCTTGCCGGTGTCATTAGCGCAGCCTTGCATGTATGCCTCTCAATTAAAAAAGGCCGCCATATGGCAGCCTGATGGGTGATTCTGACGATTATTCGCCGTATGTGCAGGAGACGAGCAGCCGGGTTACTAACCGGCCCTCTTCGGTGGGGATCGGCGCCGGGACATTACCGACAAGCCGCAGCGCGCCAACGCAATCATCGGCGCCGGATTGCGCGCTGATATACTCGACAATGGCGTTTACCGCGGCGTCAGCAGCATCGGGATTGGCCTTCAAGGAGATCACATCAACCATCACATACCAGTCGCCGCCGAGGTCAAAGGTGATATCGGTGCCGCCGGAAGGCCTGAACACGATGAACTGGTCCGTGTCTTTCCCGGTATCGCGCCATTGCCGCCACTGGACCTTAAACCCCGCGGTAAGCCCCTCAGCCACAAAGAGGTCTTTGAGGCGCATATACATCGGTGGTGTCATAAAAACCCCATTAAAAAAGGCCGCCGTGGCGACCTATTTTGTTATTTCCGTCCATGGTTCTCATGGTATCCATACCTTGATTCGGCTTCTTTTCTTACAGCGAAAGCCTCTTCTACGCTTTGGTATACCCCCAAGTGAACCCGTCTTCCATTCACCTGAATGTAACTCCTGAAACCACTATTACATTTAGCCACGCCAACGCACCCGCTGGTACTAGTGATTCGTAGCTTCTGGTTTTGGCAGTTTTCGGATGAGCTGACGACTCTGAGGTTTTCGATTCTGTTATCCTGCCTATTCCCATTGACATGATCTATAAGGGAGTGAGGATATTCACCATAATATAAAGCCCAAATAATCCGGTGAGCTTTATATAATTTATTTCGCATCCCTATGTGAATGTATTGTTGATTATTGGGAGAGCCCGCTGGTTTTCCAGCAAATCGCTTATTCCATGTTGCACAGGATTGGCTTGTCATGAAGTGATCTAATGGGCGAGCTTTCCAATAAAGAACACCATTCTCAGCATCATAGGATAAGCACTCTCTCCAGAAATCAATAGGAATGTTATCGTTGCATTTCATATAAACCTCGTAGCAGGTTCCGTAGATGGTTGGTGCGCCAGAGCGGTCTACGTTCCGCCTTTTCGGGAGCTACCCTAGGCGCTTATAAATTATACCAAAATCAAAGCGACAATTCTTTTTTTATCACCATATCTATGGCGCCTTTCGTATCCTCAAACCCTTTGGAAAGAAATTCTTTCCTTGCTGTTGCTCGCCTAAAGTTTTGAGGAATGTTTGGGTCATGCACGTAGGTAGCATAAGACGCCGAATAACCAACGCGCCCGGTTACCCTGGTGCCGTTAGCCATGATTTCGCGGAACTGGCTGTTGATGAGCGTCGACGTATCGATCGGGGTGTAAAGCGCGGCCTGCGCGCTGCCGATAAGCATCGCAGACTGGATTGCTCGCACAACTTTACGCCCCTGGACGTCTTTGATGATGCGATCGAGGTTGGCCTTGGCCTGGCGGATGCCGCGAACTTTAGCGCCCATAATCAGACTCCCGTAATCAGTGCGAAATCGTCCGCCAGTCGCTCGAACGTATCTGCGAACTGGACGATCTGCCGAATCTCATCGGCCTCATCCGGCGGTGCTGCATCAGTCGACGCGCCAATCAGGATGTAATCTCCCTCCCGCGCCGTTGCGTACTCGGTCCATATCGTGTTTTTAACAACGAGCTCCCGGCCAAGGTCACCGATTTTTGCAGATAGACCACCCTGGTAGTCGCAGAGGATAGCGATCGGCGCTTCCCACCCGTACGGCTGACCTCCGCCGTCGGTATCACTACCGTCAGCATCGCGTATGCGCCGCCAGATTGTCGCCGTTGCCGTGTATGACCAATTAGCTACCGAAGACATCAGTCATCCCTCCATCGCAACACAACAGCGCCTGTGGCGCGTATGCGGTCGCAGTTAATGAACCACTCGCCGTCGCTTTTCACGTACGCCGTCGTTTGCTCGCCGGTATCGGTGATCACCCACACCCGGGTAAACGTCCGCGGCAGCCTTTGCTGAACAGAAACCCACGCCATTAGCAGCCCCCGACCACCATAAACAGGCCCACACTGTTGCCGGCGCTGATCGGTAGTTCACTGGTGCAGCCGCTGGTATCTAGTTTCGCCAGAGAGTCACGCAGCCAGGTAATGCCGTCGTCACCGTAGTCGAACGATCGCGACGCGCCTGATGGCGCCCCCTGCGATTTTATTCGCCGGGCACCAGAAGACGTCGCCATGAGCGCAGCGGCATACATCAGGATGAGCTTTGCCGTGCATTCGTCGTATCCCGCACCATTGAGGCACGGGATAATCTTGTTCACCACGCAGAGAATCGGATCGAGAAGAGCTCCGGGAATGGAATAACCCAACTCACCGAGGAACGCCTGCACGTCTGCCGCTGTGATTGGGTCAGCCATGGTCATTTCGCCTTCTTCGATTTGCTGGCAGATTCTTCCTGCTGCTCTGCCTGCTCTGCCTGCTCTGCCTGCTCTGCCTGCTCTGCCTGCTCTGCCTGCTCTGCCTGCTCTGCCTGCTCTGCCTGCTCTGCAGCATCATTGCCCGGTGTAGCCACTTCCAGCGCTTTGTCTTCCACTTCGCCCACCACTGACACACGACCAGCAAAAGCTGCAGGAACGTCCGTCGCTACGAATTCGTGGCCAACAGGAAGTTGCTGGAAGATGCCATCAATCATGCCCCAGCAGCCAGTTTTTTCGACCTTTAACGTTTTCATGCTTTCTCCCGAAGAAAAGGGGCCGAAGCCCCTTAACCCTGTGCGTTGAAGACTTTCGAACGACCGTTGAAATCACGCTTAATCTGCAGGCCAACAGCACTCCAGACCAGGGTGTTGTAGTTGTCGAACGGATTCTGTCGCGGGATCATGAAGGTACCCACCGGCGCGGCGATGCGCGTCTTGATGTACTGCGAGTTGCGAACGTACGCAATGAAGTGGTTACCGGTCAGCTTAAAGGTCTGGTTCACCGACTCAATGCGGCCGTAGCGCAGGATGTATTCCAGCACGGTGCCTTCTTTGAAGCCCGCAGCGGAGGAGTACGGCTTGCTCATGTTGCGCATGATGTCAGGCGACACCCAAACCTTCACCTTCTCCTGCACGTAGTTATCGTCCAGAAGCTTCGCGAACGGTCCGGTGAAGAAAGCGACCATCTCGTCAGGAGTAGCAGTGGTCAGGTCGATGTTGAGGCCTGAAGCACTCAGGTCTACCTGGTTGGTGTTGGCGTGGTTGGTGATACCGGCGCCGACATACCCCTTCACCTTCACCTTCGCATCGCCTGAAAGCATGTAGTCAGCCATGTCTTCACGGATAGCCGCAACGTGCGCTTCCTGGTCATCGGCCATCGCGTCGAGGTTTTCGGACTGCATGCCGTTCCACTCACGCCATTCGCGGCTGTAGCCGGTGTTAAAGATCGGGATCGGGTCGCCGGCTTCGTCGTAGATGACTTTATCCAGCTCTTCCGGAACATGGCCAGTCAGTGTGCGATGAACCTTGCCAGCGTCACTGGAAACGCGGTACAGCGCAGCCGTCTTGCCGATAGAGATCGGCGTACCGAGACCGAGCAGGTCATCAAGTAGGCCGTTGCCTTCGTCGTTGCGGAAGACCCGGGTGGTGATGTTGTCCACTTCACGCCAGTAGTCTTTAGAGATCAGCGCAGCCTGGTTAACTTCCAGCGCGCCGCCGTACTGGGCGGAAATGTTGTTCTGGTTAACGTTGAAGGATTCGCGCTGCATCAGCAGCTGATTCCATGCCTTCTTGATCTGGTTATGTTCAGTAACCAGCTTTTTGTTAAATACGATCATGCTCATGCGGTAGCTTTCCCTGATTTGCGAACTTTCACGAGCTGGGCTTCAGCACCAACGGTGATTTTTTCGCGTGAAAAGAAGAGGACCTGGTCGGTGGCTGGAGTGGTCGACTTGGCCAGTGTGCCGTCACCGGCAGAAACCAGACCTTCGTTTTCCAGCAACACTTCGCCAGCCTTTACCAGCATGTGGTAATCGACATCGTCTTCGCACATGATGGCCGCCCCAGTATCCCCGGCCGGCACTGCATCGCGGATATCACCGCCGCCGATATAATTGTGCTGGAGCGCCAGGGCTACCCCTGCACCACCGGCCACATTGTGAACAGCCAGTTTCCCTGTGCTATCCAGCATTACCAGAGACCCGGGCTTCACTGCTGCCGCCATGATTGCTTCAATGACCTGCGGGTCATTCTTGCGGGCCGGGCCCGCGATTACGGTATGGAAACGAGGTGCGAGAGCCATTATTCAGGAGCCTCCATAGAAAGGATTTCACTCTGAGCGCCATTCCCCTGGAATGCCGGGTTCAGACCTGTGCTGGTCTGGCACTGCGAGTACATGTCGTTCAGCGCTTCGCCCGCCAGCGAGTTGATCGCCGCTTCGGTCATGAACGGGAATTTCGCTTTGACCGCTTCACGCTTGGTCTTGAGGTCTTTTTCAGCATTGGCCTGCAGCTGGGTTTTCAGAGTGCTGATCTCGTCGGTCAGCGGCTTAATCGCCAGATTTACTGCTGCGGTAATCGCGTCTGAGTTAATCTGAGTACCCGGCTGGTCGCCTGCTTTCTTCTGTACCTGCTGGTTATAGGCATCCCAGACCTGATCGTCGGTCAGCCCCTCGGTTTTAACGCCTGCGGCATTGAGCGCGGCGATCATCTTCTCTTTCATCGGGTTTGTTTCTCCGTTGGTTTTGACTTCGTACTCAGTAGGTTTGCGCACGACCTCTACCGGATCGCCGACCAGCGTGACTGTGCTGTCGTCGATGAGGTATTTTTGCTGGAAGAGCTTATTGCCCTCTTCGAAAATGAATTTGTCGGGCCATACGGTCACGACATAGCGATAAACATCGCTGCCTGACGACGCGCGAATGGCTTCCCGCAGCATCTGGTAGATTTCATCGAATGAGGCATCTGAGTTGTGGGTGAGGAAGAACTTCACTTTGTTCAGCAGGCCATCTTTGAGGCTATTTGCCGCATCAACGAGGCTTGCAGTCTCGACTTCGCCTTCCTGACCATCGGCATTCACGAACATGCCGACTCCTTCTTCTGGAGTGCCGGCGCCCGGCTCATCGAGCAGGATAGCGATATGGTCGAACTGCATATTGCGAGCAATCCATGAGTACTTCTTCTGCTTCGACTCGCCTGACTTTCTCTCTTTGTTCGTGAGTAAGCCGGTAGACAGGTGGATCGGGTCTGTGTTGGTGCCAGCGATCATCTCATCAAGGCGGTTAATCAGGCGCTTACCGTCAGGCTTTGTCTCGGCGACCGCCTTATTGATATAAACGTCCATAACGACCTGGTCGCCGGACTTGCTGACGTTCTGCGCCCATGCTCCGACGTGATAGCTGTTAATGGCCCGCGGGTCATTGGCGCTGACATATTTGCCATCTACCATCGGGTGCGGAAGAGGCATCAGCTTGCCTTCCATCGTCTGGTAGCTGTTGTTAATCTCCTCCGCCGGGTACAGACCGCCATTCATCACAATGTCATCTACGATCGGAACCGCACCACGAATGATGTAGTGCTCCTGGCCGTTGATGGTGGTCGTTGAGATGTTGGAGGCGTTGATGGCCAAGGATTTCACGTGAATACTTGAGAGCTTCATCTCCTCTCCTGATTTTGTTATGGCAACAAAAAACCCGCCGAAGCGGGTTTCAAGGATTTAATTCTATTTTTCACTATCCGTTGCAACTGTACTCACCATGGAGAGTTTTTCTTGCTGTCACGACAGCCGACTCTGCCTCCCCCATCGTCAGGAATGTACCGAGGTGGATAGCCTTGCCATCTTTATATATCTGGGCTCGCCATTTACCACTTTGCTTATGCAGGCTAACGCCTTTAATTCCGCTCGTGTTGTCTGACCTGACAGATGCATTCCATCTGTTTTGAGATGCGCCAGCAGGTCTCAGATTGGCTATGTTGTTATTGCTTCTGTTTCTGTCTTTATGATCGACTTGACTCGGTAAAACACCATGGTGAAGGGCAAAAATCACCCTATGCACCATTCGAAGTCGACCTTCGAAGTTAACTTCCCAGTAACCGGACTTTTTAAGAGAACCAGCGCAATCTCCTGCGCGAGAAAATACCCTTCCGTTGCCATTAATTTTTTCATGTCGCCAACGAAGAAAACTTGGCGACGATTCATCGTAGTAGAGACTTTCACGGAAGCGATCAATCAATGATTCTTGTTCGTTCATATAAACCTCGTAGCAGGTTTCGTAGATGATGAGTGCGGCAGGGGTGTCTACGTTCACCCTCTTCGACTGGCCGGTCTAGCCGCACGTTAATTATACCACAACGTGGATACTTGATTGCCTCACGTTGCGTACTCGCTGGTGGATTTTATCAGTCAATAAAAAATGCCGCATAATCTACCTAGATAAATTCCTCTGGAGTTATAAGCATATCCCTAATGGCAAATATATAATCTTCATAATCAGAATGAGGCTCATAAACACCACAGCATTTCTCCATTTCAGATGCATTACTCTCAAGCCATTTTTCTGTTTCTGATACCACGCGTGAAATATAACGTTCATTAGGTACAATAATATTTTTAGCTTCAAGAACTGGCAATTCATTACTTGGTAAGCGCCACTCGCGCTCCCATGTAAAATCAACGCCATATGGTGTTCTTTCAGATACGACTAAAGGATCATGCCGCATGTAACGCCATAACATTGATTCATGTATGAGATGTTTTTCATTTTCAGGAGAATATATAACTGCCCTTCCTCCCGAGCGGAATATACTCTTCTTATAAAATTTAAACCCAAACGGTTGATACTTAGATTTATCCCTATACATAAAATATTCAGGTGACTCAGTAAAGCAGATGCATGGACTTCCACCTGTTTTAATAATATCCCCACTTTTTAGATACCAATCATTCAGTATTGTTAAGAATGTTTGAAAAGCATTTTCAAAGTCATCGTGCTGGACCCTTGAGTGCGGTTCTGACTTAACCCAATGATACAAATAAGATGTGTTGTCTATTCTTTTCATGGTGCCTCCTTTGCACCATAACGTTACATCCTAATCATTTGAGCGCCAAGCAATTCTTTCTTTGGCTAACCTATCAACCAGCCCTTTGTTAAATATGCTGCCGTCTTCGTTAAGCAACACCGGAATCTGGCTGCAATAGCAGTTGTACCGGTTGCCGTTCTCGGCGTAGAAGTCTCGCACCTGCTCGGTGGTGTAGACCTTTCCGTGACGGCTGGCATGCCAGCTGCGCGTCGTCGGTTTGAGCGCTGACAGCCACAGCAGGCCGGTATTCAGGCCAAGCCGATCCGCCGCCCAGTCCGTTTCGTTCCATTGCGCCTGGCGCAGCGCGCCGACCTGCTCAGTCTGAGCGATGGTCTTGGCTTTGGACATACTTACGTCCAGGCGCTTGCTGATGACGCTGGCCGTCTCGCGAGGATTCACCCCGCGCACTACCGCGTCAGTGATGATGTTGGTCAGATCGCCGCGGGCAGTATCGCTGATTACCTTCCAGTCGCTGAACGTTGTCAGCCTGGCCGCCGCTATCTGGTTCAGATAACCGGGGCTGTTTAAAAGCTGCTGAAGCGTCGTCTGGCTGGCATATACCTGCGACTGTTGCGAGAGGTTGTTGAAGGCCTCCAGCGTGCCGCGCTGCGCCTCTGCGGCGACGTAATCCATCGCCCAGAGGTTTTGTTCGCCGCCTTCCAGTAGGTAATCGTCGAGAATGGACTGTACCGCTTCGAGCAGGTCGGCCAGTTCCTGCGCTGACATGTCGTAGATAAACTTGCCGGCGTTGACCTGGTAAAGCCGAACATCCTCGCCGTGGTCGTGGCACAGGAAGTGCCAGCTGTGGCTGTTAACCTCTCGCTCTCTCCCGGTCAGACGCTGGTCGAAGAGCGTTTTCAGAGCGCGCTTGATGCCGAGATACCGGTCCTCGATATCCCGGAACATCTCGCTGACCTGCTTCGCTGATCGAGTCGGGTCAACCTTACTGCGCGGAACTATCGGCAGCCCCACCTTTGCCGTCTGCTCCGGTGTCATCGGCCAGTGGATCATCGGTTGTCACCTTGTCATTCGGGTTAGGTGGTTGCTTTGGCTCTGGCAGAGGGTCGAGGCCTACAATCTCGCGTAGTTCGTTGGCCGTGAATGGCGGCTCGCCACCATAGAAGCCCGACGTTTTCTGGACGATATCAGCCAGTTTCGAAGCGTTCTCGATTTTCTCCTTCTCTCCGGGAGCCAGCAGGTCGGTCCATGAAATGGTGACCTCTCCATTTGTCGGCGGATCGATAATGCCCAGCGTCCAGAAGCGCTCCAGCAAGGCTGTGATTCGGTCAGTAAGGAAGCCGTTGCGGCGGGTATTGCGGCGAATGGCCCAGTCGGTTTTATCCTCATCGCTCGCCAGGCGCCCGGTCTGCTGTCCAAACAGGATGGTGAAAGGGATTTGCACTGATGCCGCCAGTTCGTTCGCGGTGACCTCCCACGTCGGCCCCGGGTCGCCGGGTGTCACGCTCAGAACGTGCATCTGCCCGGCCTGCATGACCGCCGCCGCATCGGTGCCGCGGTTAAGCTTGTTGACCTTATCGCCCATCGCTTCGCCGAGGTCAGCATAACCAGCTTTCTTCGCCAGATCGGACAGCGTAGCCATGTCTGTTTCTTTGCTGAACTCGACCGCGATCTGCCGGCTGGCATTCTTCAGGAAGCCCTCAGCACCACCGCCGGAAATCTTCTCAAGGTCGAGCCCTTTGTTGTATCCGGCCTCAAGCAGCGGGATACCCGACAGAACGTTGTCATCCTCTGAACCTTCGCAGAACAGGATCACCCTGCTCGGATGCACAGGCTCACCGCGCGTCGGTCCAACGAAAGCCTCGTCTCCAACCGGCTGCTCGTTGAAGTTGAACATCTTCGGCTGGCCGAACGTCTCGGACTGGCGATCGTTATCCCATTCAGCAACTGTCAGCTGCGGCTCCCATACAGGAATCAGCTTAACCAGAGCTGCTTCACCGAGCTTCTTCACCAGAGCGGTGTCGACTTCCTCATTCCATGGCCGGTTATCTTTTATCTGCAGTAACAGCGCGGAGTAGCGCCCCACCATATTGCGGCGGTCGGCATCCTTCACCTTCGTCCACCATTTCTTCATGAATCTGGTGACGTTCTTTTCCCACTGGTTAGTTTTCTTCGCCTCCTGAGACTCATCACCGTCAACGATAACCGGATAGTCCTGCCAGCATCCATCCAGAAGACGATGCACCACAGCGAAGCCTGCGGCGTTGCGCCGGTACATGTTGTAGAAGTCATGGAAGGTAATGGTGCGCGGGTAGCCAAACTCCTGATAGAGCGTAGGGCGCTTGGTGTTGCCCCCGCCGATACCGATGGCGTTAAGGTAATTCGCTCGCCTCATTTCAGTGGCGAGGTTGTTCACAGCCAGTTGAAGGCCGTTATCTTGTTCGCTCACTGGCGATGCTCCTTAGAAGAATACTGTGCCGACCTGCTTGCGGTTGTTCTTCGCCACGGCAAAGTAACGAAAGCTGTCGGCGCCGTGCGATGTGAAGTCGTGAAGGGGTTTGTCTTTCCAGCAGCCGCGCTTGTCGTCCCACTCCTTGCGGTAACCTTCGAGGTGGGAGATGCCAACAGCGCACTTCTCCTCATCGAAAACGCAGGATTTGAGGATTTCACGCACCGACTCGATGCCGGTGTCGATCCCCGCTTTTGGCACAACGCGGAAGTTCATCGAATACATCCGGCCGTCAATCTCGTAGCCCTCGCGCGCCAGCTCTTTGCGAGACTTCGCATCAGCTGCAAACTCGCGGTTCTCGATGTCGTGCGGACCCCAGTGCTCACCGTACTCATAGCCGCGGTCTTTCAGCACCTTCATGTAGTGCATAAGCCCTTCGCCAGAGTTTTCGTAGTAGTCGATGACGTGGAACTCTTCGCCGACCTCGCGAACGAACCAGATCGCCGTGGAGTCGCCCACACCAATATCCCAGAACGTGTGAACCGGTAGATGGGAGTTATCCGGGATTTGGCCGATCCGCTTGTTGGTGTAGAGCCAGCGGAATTGTTTGGCGTAGTACGCGCCCTCGACCGACTGCTGGAACGCCTCGGCCGGAATGGTCGGGTATTCGCGCTTCATGTCGTCGCCGAGCGTCTTTTCTTTGGCGTAATACCACGCCTTTTGACGTTCGTTAACGACTATGCCGTGTTTCGCCTCCATCTCAGCGAAGTACTCAAGCAGGCGTGCAGGGAGCGGTTCTACCGGGTCAATTGCGTACTGCGGATTCTTCCACCAGGAGAAGAAGAAAAACTTCCAGTCCAGCGCAGATAATGGCTTTCCCTGTAGTAGCGCTTTTTCTGCCGTCTGGCAGTAATCGAAGAAGTAACCCGCCCGGCCCTCTGCGGTGCTCTCGATAGTAGCGAAGCATCCTGTCGATACCGCCTCAAATGCACCAGTGACGATTTCACGGGATTTATCCGGATACTTGGCGCATATTTTTCCGAACTCGGAAACATGCAGGTAGCGCAGTGTACCGCCACGAAATGAGGTGCTGACGTATAGTGATCCGCCCTTCTTAAAGACCAGCTCACCGGCTGAGTCGTTGCTCGCCGGATTGGCCGCCTTTATCTCGGCCGGCAGCTTGTCGTAGGCATATTTCACCTTTTCCCGAAACAGGCGCTTTGCGTCATTCAGCGTGTGGGCAATCAGCGCGCACTTTGCCGACTCGAACAGAGCAGCGTCGAGCTGGATGATGCACACCTCTGTGGTAAATCCGAGCTGGCGAGCTTTCAGGATGATATTGCGGGTATGAATCCCCTTGAAGTATTCTCGCTGCTCCGGCGTCATTCTGAAGCGAGTAGGCTTGCCTTCTTTGTCGGTGATCCAGTAAAGATTGTTCAGCCGCCAGTCTTTATCAGCTAGCAGCTTGATATGCTCAGGCTTCATTACACCCCCTGAGACAGTGAATCCATCAGGTTAGACAGGTCATCAACCGTCTTATTGCCTTCCTCGGTGTCGAGGTTATACGCCTTACGCTCAGCGTTTATCACTTTTATCTGAGCATCGACACCGGCAGTGATCGAGCGAGACATTGAGGCGTGATTGTCTTCCGTAATTTCTGCGTCTTCGAGGAAGTCGCGGAGCTTATTGGTGATGCCGCGCCATGCCGCCAAACTTTCCCGATGAGCCATGACTACAGCGGCCGCCTCATCGGATGCCCGGTCAATAATCTGCTCATCAGTAACCACTGGTGACTGGTTACCGTCTTTGGTTACCGACTTGGTTACCTTGGCTTTCGTTGCCGCCCTGACCTTTTCTGTCAGGTCGCGCTGCCATCCTTCTTTGTTAGCTCTCTTCAGGATGGTGGCGTGGTTAACGCCATGCTTTTCCCCGATGGCCCTTACTGACAATGAACCAGCCCGGTAAGCCGATTCAATGGCCTCCCAATCTGGTGTTGCCATAATTTTGTCCTCGCCTTGACATTATCGAGCCACCTCTGGAAGTGGCTCTGTAATGCCCTACTTAACCGTTTCGATTGTCGAGCCGTGCGAATTCATCACATATACCTGGTCGCCGGGGTAGATGAACTGGTAGCGAGCGCCGTCGAATGCCTTGCGCTTTGCATGCTCAGGGCTTTCGAAGTCTTCTACCAAGATGGCGATAGCATCTTCATCCAGAACCCCCTCGCGCTCACTGACGATTAATTCCTCTTCCTGCAGCGCATCTTTGCACTGCGGGTCTGAATAGACCGCTGGCAGCCAGATAGCAAAATCAGGGTTTGAGTGGTCATTGGTCTGCAAGAGAATATCGTCGAAACGCTCACACCCCGCACGGGCAATAGTCACGCTCGGTTGTTCGCAGATGTGGGTCACGCCGTTAATGATGGTCTTAACTGTAAACATGGTATTTCCTTCTTCTTCTGGTAATAAAAAGCCCCGCTAATGCGAGGCTCGTTTTTTCTCTGCTTGCCTGATGTCAGCCTTATCACGGTTGCACTGCCCCAGCGCTGATAGCAGTCCTACGCCAAAACACAGGTGTACTCCTCCGCAATATGGTCCGGGTTGCGAAATGATTAAACATATTTAGATACACGATGTATTGTTTAGTCATTAGCTGTTCATTCAGCGCCCCGTTTACTTTTGGATATCCTCTTCGGGGTTTTTTATCACGCCGACCTTGCCATGCAGGAACGGCAATGTAGCCTCGCTACTGACTCACTGCACGGTAGTAGGCCTGCCAACGGTATTTATCTAACCGCAGTTGGCGCAGGCATTGAGCGGTTTCGACGTCTGACTGCAGGTCTTCGTCGGTGTCCTTCCCTGCGTCACTTGCTTTGCACGGAGGGCTCATCAAATCCGGGGATGGAGTTGGCAGCGTCGATAGCTCGCTGGCGCAGCTGCACAGCATCATCGTCAAACCGGCACACAGTACGATTCGGAGACTGGACATATTTCACCACGTCGCGGGTTATGGTTCGGTAGATGACCTTGCCCTCTTCTGTAGCGGCAGCGGCCTTTTGCTCAACTGGCTGGATAGTCTTTTCGGCTTTCTCTTTTTTCTTCGCCGCGAGGGCATTGACATGGTCAGCGTGAGAATTCCAGCCAGACCGCCATGAGAAAATGCAGGTAAGCAGCAGGATGACTACAGCGCTGATAATGACGGCTAAGCGGCTCATTTCTGGCCCCACTCGCAGACTTCACGCTCAATCTCTCGCCTGGTGATCAGTCCCTTCCACTGCTTGCCACCGGCATACGTCCAGCGCTGCAGCTCCTTGCACGCGCCAGGGACGTCTCCAGCATTCAGTTTCTTCAACAACGTGGAGCTGGCGAAAGCGCCAGAGCCAACGTTGTAGGTGAATGAGTAAAGCGCGGCGCGGGTGGGATCAGGAATGCGAACTTTGATGAGCGGGTCAATGGCGCTTGCCACCTTCCGCAGATCAGCCTTCAGGAGGTTGTCGCATTCTCTGTCGGTGTAGCGGTGGCCGCGGCGAATATCGGCGCCAGTGTGACCATCACAAACAGTCCAGACGCCGACAACATCCTGATAGGCGTAATAACGCCTTCCTTCCAGGCCGTCAGCATTACCAAGCATGACAGAAGCAATTGCGATCGCGCCCGAACCGCCGGCGATCGCACCAATCAGCTTATTCCTCAGCGTCGGGTTCATCTCGGCTCCTGCTACGTCGGTTGTCTTCGCGAATCTTGAAATACAAATTCGTCAGATACGTAAGTACGGCGATGACAATGCCCACCAGTACGCCGATGGCATTCCACTGCTCGGGGCTGTAGGCATTTAGCATGCCGTTAAGGATGCTCCCGGCTGAAGCGCCATAGGCAGCACCAGTGGTTATCTTTTCCATGCGATACATACTCTCACCTCGCGTTGTTAGCGGGTGCTGTGTGTGTTTGAAAGGGTCAGGGCCGTCGGGCTGATTTACCAACAAAGCGTCGAGGGTGATTCCCGCGACCCTGAAAATAAAAAAAGGCCACGCTAAAGCGCAGCCCTTAAATGTCTTATGGTTTGTAGCAATGCCTTAATCAGGCGAAAAAAAGCCCGCTCAGAGGGGCGGGCAGAAGGTAGGCAATACTGATTCTTCAACGGTTCGAGGCGCACCTAATAGTCCGAGCTACCGATTTACCAGGAGAGCGCTCGTTTTCCGTTACTACCTTTTAAACATAGTTGGAGAAGCCGAAACGGCAACCCCACTACCAAATAGCTTATGTAGCATTGCATTATGGTGCCGGGTGCCTCCCGGTGAGCATGTCCCAGTCGACATGGCCCGCGCTGCATTTACAGATCACTGTAAGTGACTGGTCGCCCCTCCGCATA